AATATCAGCGACAAAAAGCGAATACAGATAATCCACTTGCGCTTGCATCATTGCCTGACCTGTTTCGGTCAGCGGTCCGAACTGACTTGCGGCGCGTTTGTATTTACCGGCTACAATTTCGGTCGTCTTAATCCCCATGTCTTTTTCGCGCTGGCTCACATCTACGTGAGTGGCCACGACACCAATAGAACCAATCTGCGATGTCTGGGAATCAAGGGCCACCAGGTCGGACGCCGACCCGATCCAGACGCCAGCGCTAGCCATGGCACCCTGGACCAGGGTTGCAATCGGCTTGATGCCTCGCACGGCCCGGACTGCGGACGCGGCAGCCTGCGTGCCGGCAACAGTCCCGCCTGGTGTGTCCGCCAGGATGATGATGGATTGCACGGCGGAGTCAGCTGCGGCAGATCGAACATCAGCGGCAAACATCTCTGTCGAGGTGCCCCCGCTCATGTTGCTCATCAGGTTCATCCGCTGCCCCAGGACGCCACGCAGAGGAATCAGCGCGGTGCCGTTGACCACCTCGTAAGACTGCTGGTCGTTGACCATGGGCCGACCCATGCGTGCCTCAATGGCCTGCAGGTCCACATCTTCGCCTCTGGCCCTGGCGCAGTAGATCGCCTGGATCTCCTCCAGCTTGGTGGGCAGGATGGCCCACGGTGAGTTGAGAACGTCAAGAACAGTCATGGCATCATGCTAGGGAAAGCTGCAGCTGAGAAGAATCAGATTCATCTAAGTCTTCCGAATCATCGGATTGATCTGGTTCTTCCTGTTGACCCACAGATTTTGTGGTGGGAGTTTCCGTGCCTACGGGTTCCTCCAACCCATAACGCTTGCGCTCCCGAACCTCGCGCGCGCGTTGCCTGAGCTTTTGCTCCCAATCACCACCGTCATAAGCGACGATTTCTTCAGCCTGAGTTGTTTGACCGATCTCAATTCGTTTCTCTGCTGCAGTGGCTTCCTTCAGTGGATCAAGGGCGCCAGGGCCATCACCGCACCAGCTAGTGCGACACCACGCAGCGCGGATGAAGGGATCGGAGAAAAATCCAGGGGCATCAATAATGCCGAGCGCTACAGCGTCTGCCAGCCATTCTTCGTAGATCGGCTGACACATCCGACGGGCCAGCCAAGTGCGCTCAATTTTCCACGTACGCCAGGCATCCATCAATGCAGCGCGACTGGCTGAATAGCTGGCGTTGAACGCTTTCGCCAGGATCTCCTTGGGCATGTTTAGGCCAATGCTGCAGATATTCAACATTGCCCCAAAGAAAGGATCAAAGTTCGGGTTAGGCCTGCCAGGGCTTGGGCTTGATACGGACTCACCAGGCATAAGGTTGATAGCCTTGCCGCTGTTTATGACACCATCCCATTCTGCTGCTTTTTGTCTTTTGTATATTTGTTCTTCATCGTTAAGAATATCCGTATAAGCCTCTGAATCCATTGTCACAAATAGCGCTAAAGCGGCGCTGTTCACCGCTGCGTCAACTTCCGCATCAGAATACCTTGTAAGTTGCTTGATTGTTGCAATGATTGGATCAAGAATAGGCAGGCCTCTTGTCTGACCCGGACGCTTTATTTTCTTGAGATGCAACAGATTGCGGCGACCTGAAGCCGACAAAAAATCTATAGGCGTCCATTCATTAGCCGAACCGGGAATAATTTTTCCAGGATGATACTTGGCAACATGAGCCCGCAATGGTTCGCCATCAATGGCACGCTCAATACCATCAACTAAAGTACCGGCATTTATTCTGCCGTTTGGATTGCTGACGCGATCAGCTTCTATGATTTGCGTTGCCAGCCTGAATGGCCATCCTTGCCGAGATTTACCAGCAAGCAATACGAAAGAATCCCCGGATACATCATGCGACCTTAGCGCCAGTTCTTGCTGTTCATAAAAGTTCAATTCTCCATGCACATCAGCAAAAGGCGATTCTGCCCACATCGAAAACCGCCGTTCTGTAAACGATTGCCAAGCGCTGGCTTGATCATCTGTTAAGCCCAGCTCTTCAGCATCAATTCTGCTCTGCAGGTTGATGCCTGCAGCGACAATGTAAGAGCACCGTGTAGAGATAGCCCCCGTTGCTACCGGTGCGGTTCGCTCCAGATCACGCGAAAACGCACGCAGGTCAGCCAGTTCATACTGAGCAACGCCATCAGCATCTAGCAACTGAGGGCGCCACATCGAAAACCGCGGCGATTGCGCCATTCGGCTTGAGCCCGTCATGCCGCCAAACGCCATGGCCCCAGCATTGGCAAACATTGCCGGCCTGTACGGCGGCTGCTTCGGTGGCTTCTTGCGCTTGGCCATCACCAGTTAGGCCTGATTGCGAGAGACCGACCGCGACCGCTGTTTGCAGCGCTTAGGCGCTTGACCTCAGCATCCCAGTACTTGATCCCCTCCCTGATCTGAGCGATATTGGCACGGGTTAATGACCGGTCGCCAATGCTGTACTGCTGCCCAGTCAATACCTTGGCCTCTGCGTCCAGGTACTGCTGCAGTCGCTCTGTTGCAATTGCGAGGCTGATTCCGCTCATGGTTACAGGCTAGTAATTTTCAGCCACGGCGAGCAAAGCAATTTCCAGTCCTGGCGCTCCCCTTCAGCTGCGCCTCCAGTTGATCCCACATTGTCGCGCGGTTGTAGCGCCGGGCCACCAGCTGCAGGGCCGCGTAGGCGTAGCGGGTGCAGTCGCCACCCTCGTCATGCTCGCCCTGCGGGAGGAACCATTCGTACTGGGTAAACCCTTTCACCATCCGGGGCCGGCGCTTCCACGGGAATAGCTCCGCCAGGAACTGATCAGTTGAGGCCTCGCCCAGGTGCAAGTATCCCGGACCCGGTGTGTCGCTCCGTAGGCGGCCCTGCAGGTGCGCCATGCTGGTGTCGGTGCCGATCGGATACAGCAGCACCGAATGCCGTTGGATCGCCTGATTTTTGCGGTTGATGTCTACGGCCTGGCCCTTGCCGATGATGGCCTTGCCGCTCTGGCTGCCGCCCTTGACCGGCACCCATTTCCCGCGAGTACGGCAGTAGTCGCGGACGCGGTGGGTTGCGTTGCCGCCATCGTCGATGGCCCCCTGAATGATCGACAGCTGAGTGCCGTCGTTCCGTTTCCATTTGGTGTCGGCGATCCGGTCGAGCTGCTCCCAAACCTCATTGCCTTGCGGATCGCCATGGATCTCCCAGTGGCCAAGGTGCCAGCCCTCCTCGCCCCTGCCCCAGCCCCAGAGAGTCACCACGATGCGCTCACCGATCGAGCCGCCGCCGCCCTGCACGTCAACGCCTGCGGTGATCACCAGCACGCCATCCGGCACGCTGCCAGCCGGGTAGTTGTTGCCGGCTGCCGTGTCCTGTCGGCGCTTGGCCAGGCCCTCGGCATTGAACAGATTCTCTAGGGCATCCTCCCAGGCCTCGGCGGCGCGTTTGTTTACCCAGCCCTTCAGAAGCAAGTGATCACTTTTAGCCCTAAGAAACTCGTCTCGGATCTTCTCCCACATCAACCACCCGTAGGGCGCATACCAGCCAGGCAGATGAAACCCCGCGGTCTCGCCATCGCCCCTGGCGGTCGCCTTCCATTCTCCGCCCGCCAGCATGGTCGCTTTGTGGTGTTGAGCGACTCTCTCATTGCACGCTGGGCACTGACACCACACATCACCATCGGGACGGTCCCATACGAAGTGCTCCCAGCGCAGCACCTCCAGCGCGTCGCAGCATGGCATCAACGCGCGGTAACGGCGGCGATCGCTGCGAGTTTCGAACTCTGCGGTAATGCGGCAGGCGCCCCGAGTTCCCGGTGTACTGGTGAGCAGGGTTTTGCGATCTGGAAAGTTGGTAAGACGAGCCTCTGCATTTTCTAATGGATCGCCCTTATCATCAATCTCTAGCGGCAATGATGAAACTTCATCAGCCCATAGATACTGAGCTGGCATACCCTGGGCTGCGCTACCACTGTTGCCGCCGATAATGCTCAGCAGCATATCGCCCTCAAACTCTTTCAGGAACATAGCGTTAGCAGCATCGCGCGATTTACTGCTTATCGCTTTAGCGGCTACAGCTGGAGTGTCTTTGAACAATGGTGTAAGCCGTTGCCTGATCTGACGTTTAGCAAATGCTTCCGTAGGAAACATCACCAAGAACGGCGCGGGATCCATGGCGATCGTTCGACCTAGCCAATTAAGACCACACTCGGTCTTTGCCCCAGACTGCGAGCCAAAAATAAGCACAACCCGCTTTATTTTTCGCTCCCGAGGACTAAGCAAATCCATCGGTTCCTTCAGGAACGGAACACGATCAGTTCGCCACAGACCCGGCTCTGAAGTCGATCGCCGCGTAAGAATTCGCTCCCTATCCGCCCACTCGCTGACTGTCAGGTTGAGCGGCGGCTGTAGCGCTTTGACAAAGGCCTGTCTGTAAAGGGGCGCAGCTTCAGGCATCGGCTAGCCCTCGTAGCGCTGATTCGATTTCAGCCTGAAGCTCTGACCTCACTTGATCTTGATCCGTCATGCCGGCGAGCTTAGCTGCCAATCTGTTGGGAATGATCAGCAGCAGATCACGCACCTGCCGCGCCAAGCGCGATGCCTCCTGTCTCACGTCAGCAGCTAGCACTAGCTCAGCTTTCGCCTTCATCAACTCAAGCCGCTCTCGTTCAGCCCGGTAGACCTCCCTGGCACGTCTCGCTTCCGCGTAACTGGGGCCGCCAGGTGCGGGAGGATGCGGAGCGGTAGATGCTTGCCGCCTCGGTGAACTGACCACTGCAGCGGGGGGCCTTGGATTGTTGACCGAGATACCGGTCCTGGTGGCCCACTGCTCATCTGCCAGGGCAGGATCAATAACCCATCCCCTGCCCTCACGTCTGACAGCCGGCTCCTCTAGGCGGCCGGTGTTGATTGCTCGCAGGACGCTGACGCGAGTTTGGCCAATCAGGTTACGGGCCTTGCGGTGGTTGGCGTAGGCCTGGAGGTTCACGCGAACCCCCAGGCGTTAGCCCTAGAACCCGAGTCGCTTAACCGTCCGCTCAAATCGCTCTCTGGATTGGCGATTGCGGAACGCAGCGCGGGCCTCTCGGCCCTGGGTGGTTGGGCGCAGTTGACCGCCCTTGCCACGCTCGAAAGCGCCGCCGCCGCCAGGACGGTTGGCGTTGCCGTAGTAATAGGCCATGAAAAGAGACCGTACTCCGATTCAGTATAGGTAATCATTCCGCCAGGTCGGGAGTGTGAGCGTAGCGATGCTTAAAGCCGCCAGGACGGTAAACCATTACCCTGTCTTCCCCGTCATAGATTGGCGTAATATCCTTGCCGAACTTCACCGATGCGTAGGCGAAACACCTACAACTTAATGGCCCCATCTTGGCGGAGAAGTATTCAGAGTTCCATAGGAAATCCCAAAACTGTTCGGCATTCAACTTAGGCAGCGAAGCGCCAGCGGGCAATCCCGCCATCATTCTAAATTGCTTTACATCAGAATGAAAGAATGGCCCATAGTTAAAGCCGGCCGGAAGTTCTGACATGGCTGCTATGGCTTCGTGCTTTTGAATTACGATGTAGTCTTCTTGTTCTCCTGTGTACCATTCGTGCGCTTGATTGATAAGCTGTTGAATCATCGGCATTGTCTTGCCGTAAACTTGATCCCACCAATCAAATAACGTCGATGGTCTATCTGAAGCGTGGTAATACGTGGCCAGCCCTGCCGCTTCCGCATATTCAACAGCAGCGGTAATATGAGCGTGATCAATCTTACTCCCCCTGCATCCTGCCCTATCAATTAACTCAGGTGTTATTCTGTCCACTTTTTCTTGGCTTAATGATTCACCAAACGTTCGCCCAAAGTACAAAGCACTAAACCAAACGCCAAACACGCCACGCTCTTTAATCTTGTCAATCAATGGCTCATAATCTGGTAGCCAATCAACACACACGGGATTGATGCCAACCACAACAGGGTGCCCCGCTTCTACAAGTTGCTGAATCAACTCCAGTCGATAG